GCCCCAATCAATAGTGTTATTTACTGCGCCTTGTCCCCAATCTATAGTATTTGCCATTAGTACGTTCTTCTTAAGTTAGTAATTCTACTTTGTATGCTGTTCGCTACGTTAGCGCTTCCCCAAGTTACGTGAACTTCTAAAGTGTTGCTTATTGTAGTGTCGAATGTCGTATTGTTTAAAGTTTGGAACATCTTCCCTTGGAATGAAGTACCTGAATTTTGAATGTAGTTGAATTCAGCACAAGTAAAAATAGAAGCTGTTGTAGCTGCGCCTATTGTTCTTATTGTAAAGTCTGCTTCTATTTCATAAGGCTGACTAGTCATATTAGGAATTGTAAGCGTTCCGCTCGAAGCCAAAACTACGCTTCCCGACTTTAATTCTATAATTATTGTTTCGTTGTTTAGGGATGAAATATCTCCTTTAATGTTACAGTGAAAAGAGTCTCCAACTTGAAAAGCATTAGCAGGTACAGTTAAACTTCCTACGCCTGTTCCAATAATGTTTGTTGGCGTTGTAGTATTTGTTACGGCTGTTCCGTTTGCTGTTTGTGAAAACAATCCAACACTTAAATTTGAAAAACTTAAAGCACCTGCGCCATCCGTTCTTAACACTTGTCCTTGTCCGCCATCCGTTTGTGGAAAAGTGTAAGCTTCGTTAAATTCTATAGTTCCGTCATTTTGTACTTTGAAAGCTGTTGTACTTGTATCGCGTATTTTAAAAATATCGCTTGTAGCAGCGCCTGAAGGGTCTATAAAAAAATCTACGAATGGCGTTCCGCTTGGCGAAGGAACAGCATTACTTTGAAAGTATAAGTATTCTAATTTAGAAAACTTTAAAAAGTTGCTATTGCAGTCTATTGTTCTATCTGTCGAAAGTTGCCCATCTCCATTGTAAATAGTTGTACTACCTGCACCGCCTACAACTTCTGCGCCTGTAATATGTTTAGTTACATATCCGCCTAGTCCGTCACTTTCAGCTATTGGAATTAAATCCGTAGAAGCTAGGTTAGTTCCCTTTGCTGTTAATTGACTTATTTTCTTTTCTGCCATTTGTTAATTTTTTTAAGTATAACTTAAGCTTTTTAATGTTGTCTTCTTTTGGTCTGTATTTCTTCATAAAACCCACCCTGAAAAATTAGTGTCCGTGTTTGGGTACATATCGCCGTTGCTGTTCGTATTATATTCAGGAAACTTTGATTGATTAAAACACATATAATCTATAAATCTTTGCGTATAGTGTTCAGCTATTTTGCGTTCTTTTTCAATTAAAAAGTCTACTTCGTTTTTTTCTACGTTTTGGCTGTTTTCTGAATTGTGTTTAAATACGCCCTTGTTAGCGATTGTATACGCTGCGAAAGGTAAGTATTCAACCATTGCGTAGTGTATTAGCATCGGCTTTATATACGTTTCTACAAGCGTTAAATAATCGCCTGCTAATGTACCTGCTACTATGTCCGCTTGAATCTTTTGTAGTAAGTCCGTTCCTAAATATCCTTGTATGTGAATATCTTGTGAAATCTTAATATATTGAATGAATTTGTCCGTGTCTACGTTGCCATTCATGGCCGTAAACTTTACTAGGTCTGTTCGTGTTATTAAAAGTGCTTCTGCCATCGTTATTGGTTTTTAGGTAAAAAGCCCTGATTAGGCATATCTATTGGTCTTGTGCTTACTAATTGAGGATTTTTTACTATATATCCTAAAGCTTCTGCTTTTCTTACTGCGATTCTTTTAATATCTGCACTATTAACGTCAATCGCTTTTCCTGAAGGAACGGCATACACTTGTTTATTCCAACGATGGTAACAATTACCACCGCCTTTATAAAGCCAAGTACTATATAAATCTGCGCCTTTCGGACCCCATCCCGGATTAACAGGTTGGTTGCCCATAGCAATTATGTCTTCTTTTCTGTAAATCTTTCCTGCTGCCATCATTTTTTGACAGAATTCTCTAGAATTAGGCTTTTGTTCGCCTGCATATACATACCTAGTTATGAATTTAATTTGGTCAATAACCTCATCTTGTTGGCTTCTTATATTTGGTCTGCTATCTCCTGTGCTTACAAAATTGTATATTTTACTTAAAAGGCTTTGTTTAGGCTGTTTGCTTAATAGTTCGGTTTCTTCTTCGTCCGTGTCGTAATCTACTTCGTGTTCGTCTATTAGTAGCCAATCAGGATTAGGCGTTTCGCCTGCATCTTCTATGAATTTATCTAGTGCGCTTTTTTCTTCGTCTTTTGGGTCCTCGCTTAATTCAAGGCCTGTTTCTTCTTGTACTTGTTCCGTAGTTTGTGCGTTTTCTAAATCCGTAAATTCTAAAGGCTTCAAAGTTCTAAAGAATAAGTTTAAGCTTACGCCATTAAACGCTAGTATTTCATCAAATGCATCTAGTAAAATTTCCTGAATAGGCTTAATTACCATATTGTTGAATAATACAAAACTGCTTTGTAATTCATCGCTATTAGAACTAAAGCCGTTGCTATTTGCTACTCCAAATAAAAGCGGGCTTGTTACTGAATGTCCTAACATTATTTTTCGCATAGCTTCTTCGCTTAAAGTTGAGTAAAGGTCAGGCGCATCATTCACGGGCATAGAATCTACTGTAGTTTTACTTTCTGCATTATTGTTGAATGCTACTATTACTTTTTCTCCTGTTGTTCCTGTAAGCTGTGAAAGAACTTTACTTTTAATCATTATTTGTTGTTCTTCACTTGGCACGCCATTATTAAAATTTATTACAGCACGCCCACTAAATCCGCAGTTTACTTCGTTAATTAAGTAACAAGAAATGTCTTCTTCTAGTTGTGCGTATGGTAAAGCCCCGTGATAATCTACATAGCTGTAGTATTTCATTCCTACTGAATAAGGACGTATATACATTATTTCAATCGGTTCTTTTGAATAGCCAAAAGCAGGAATTCTTTTAGGCGGAAATTTTTTCGTGTCTTCCCAATTATCCGAAAAATAGTAGGCTTCTACTTCGCCTTTTTCGTTGCATTTTTCTGCTCTTAAAAGTTGAATAGGAACATGGTAAACGGCTTTTATTTTCTTTCTGTCTTTTGTGTAGATAAGTTGAACAGCGCATTGTCCTAACATTTTTAAATCGCTTACTAAATGACGAACGCAATCCTTTGTAAATAAAGCCATCATTTGAGCGTATTCGTTAGGCTTTCTTGAAGCATCTGTAGCAGAAAGACCACGGCCGTAAATTAATCGCGTACAGCTGTTTATTATGGCGTTATTCGTTGTTGAATTCGTGTATCTGTCAATTAAGTATTGAAAGTAATTATTGTCCTCTCCGTATTCTACCCATTCATCTCGTTTAGATTCTTTTATTTCAGGCTTTGAATAGCTGTTTAGTTCTAAAAAATGTAAATTATTCATAAACTATAAAATCGTTGTTAGAAGTGTGTGAAGTATATTGACCATCGTTTACGCTGTAAGTTACTACGCTTTGATTAGTGCAGAATACTTTGTCTTTGTAAACTATTGTAGTTCCGTCTTTTAGTACAAGGTCATAAAAACGCCCTTGTTTTAAATCAAATACCGCGCTTATCGTATGGTAATAATCGCCTTGTACGCTGCTAGTTATTGTTACTGCCACTTCTGTATTATTTTGGTCGTCACGTAAAAACATAGAATCGTATATTTCAGTTCTTGGTATAAAACTAAAAGTTTGTTCGCTTGCTGTTTCTTGTAACACTATCATATATTAATAACTTAAAATTCGTGTTTTTGTTTCTGCAAAAAAAAAGCGTAGCTATTAACTACGCCTTTCTAGTTGTTAGTCAGTTTACTATGAAGTAACTATTGTCGCATCTGTTCCGCCTGAAGCAAACAAAGTAGCTAAAGCTGCTTCTGTAGAACAATCCAAGAAGTTAGCAGGGCTTACTTCCATTGCTTTAAATTCCAAAGAATATCCGTTGAAATCTCCTAAAGCAGAACCTGAAGAAACTGTTCCGCCTGTTACGTCACTTCCTTGGTCTAATCCCATTAAGAAAAATTGGTCAGTCATTGTACGAACAACGATTCTAGGTCTTCCAAAAGCCAAAAGCTTCACGTTTTTGTGCGTCGCTATGTCCTGTCTTTTAAGTTGAATTGCTAGTGTTTGTTCAAAGAAAGTAGTTCCGTTTTCTCTAGATGAATTAATAGTAGTTTCAAAAGAATTGTTTCCTTTTAATTCGTATTTGTACAAGCTAATAGGTGAAGCAGGCGCCCAAGTGTCTATTAAGTCTGTATTTGTAACGTCGTATGTTACATCGTCTGAATCTAAATCGTCGTAATTGATGAAATACACTGATTTTAAGCCACTTACGCTGTCTTTGCACTCCTCAATTCTGCCGTTTGTAATATCACAAGCCATTGTATTATGTTTTTAAATGTTTATAAAAAAAGGGTGGCGTTTATTTCACCACCCTCATTAATTGTCTATTCTAGTTATTATGGGTTAACAGCGTTAACAATTCCGTAAGTTACTAAATCTTCTACGTTAGCATATTGCGCTCCTGCAGCCATTCTCATAATTACTCTTACGTTTTGGCTTCCGTCTATATCGCTCATGTCAATAACCTTAACTTCGTTCAAATCAGAAAGTAAAGAACATCCGAAGAATAAGTTTGATTTTTCAGCTGCTAAAGCTGTATTGTCAGCAAGTCCATTAGCAACGAAGATTTTAACGCCATCAAAAGAAAGACTTCCGTTGTTATACCACTGCGTCCCCATTGCGTTAGTACCGTTAGCGCCCAATCCTGAAGCACCGAAACCACCTAACGCTCTTACATACGCTCTAGCGATGTTTTGAGAAACGTAGATATGTAAATCGTCTTTTCCGTAAACTGCAGAAGGAATAGCATCTACTATGCTTCCTAATTCTGTAATTACGTTAGCAGCTGTTACGGTAGTTCCTGTTACTTCTTGAGCTGCAGGCAATCCTGCGTCTAAAGCTACTTGTGTCATAATTCCATTATAGTCTCCTGAAGTTGCAGTAGCGCCTCTCCAAAAGCTAATTTCGTTTCTTTGTGCTACTTTAGAAGCTGTGTAACCGATTAAGTAGTCAGCAAAAGATTTAGGCAAAGTGTCAAAAGAAGAATAACCTTGTTCAATTCCTTGCCAAGTGTCATGAAAATCTTTTTTACACAATTGTAAGTTTACTTGTAAGTCTTTAACTTCTAAAATTCTTTCAGTCAAAGTTACAGTAGAAGTAGCAGTAAAGTCGCAAGACGCATCTTTTAAAATATCGTCTGTTCCTACTTTTTGCATAACTGCCTTGAATTTAACGTTAGGAAGTATTTCTACCCCACCGTTTTCAATAGTTGGTGCGCTCAATAAAGCTGCGCTTACATACTTACCTGCAAATTCGCCTGCGTAAGTTGTAGTGATTGATGTTGTTGTTGCCATTTTTTTGTTTTAGTTAATTATTAGTTTTTATTTATTAAATTTTTCAAATATGCTTTCTAGTGTAGACTTCGCGCCTTTTTTAGCGAATTTGTACCCGTCTTTTTGTACCTTGTTTTCAGGATTCCAAACGATAGGTTCTACTTCTTCAGAAAGTTCAGTTTTTTCTTCAGTAGTTTCTTCAGTAACATTTTCAGTAACTTCTTTATTTTCTACTTTGCTTAAAGTTTCTAGTTTAGCTTTCAATTCTTCGTTTTCTTTTTTCAATGTTTCCATTTCAGAAAAGAAAGTTTCTTTTACGATTGATTCAACAGTCTTTTTAACGGGTGCTTTTGCTTCTGTTTCCATTTCTTCCTCTTTCTTTGCTTCTTCTTCAGCAGGCGCTTCTTCTTCGGCAGGTGCTTCTTCTTTCTCTTTCATTTCTGCAATAATGCCTTCTTCTTTTACTACCATAATCATTCCGTCTTCCATTTCGTACTCGCCTACAGGAACAGGTATTTTCTGTTCGTCTTCTGTAATTACTACTACTTCGTTTTCTGCTTCAAAAGATTCTGCTTCTACTTTCGTTACGCCATCTGCCATCATCATGGAAGCCAATTGTATTTCCATTCCTAAAAGCTCGCGTACTTTGTTTAAAATTGTGTTTGCTTTCATTTTTTAATTTATTTTATATTCTAATAACTGATTAATAAAATCTTTGTTCCATTTTCATACGTTGCCGATGCCTTGAGCCTGTAAATCTCCGTTGCAGCATTTTGCGCTGTATTTTCCGTTTTTACATAGGCAGCCACGTTTACCGCCTTTAGGACTTGACTTGCTTGGTATGTATGTTTTTTTATTTTTCACTTCTTATTTGTTTTAGTTTTCTTTGCGCCCATGCTATACCTTCATCACCGCCCCAAGCTAACCACATTAAACGCCCACAGCCGTCACCTAATTCTTTAGTGCTGTTTTGTCTGTGTCTTTCAAAAGCTGCCATTCGTGCTATTGTTTCTTCGCTTATTGGTTCGCCTTTT